ATATAATTAAAATATTTACCCTCTTTGTCTACAAATTCTTTAACTTGCCCTTCTTGCAGGTCTGTAATAATAGAATTAGTATACCAACCTTTTGTTGAAGAAAAATCATTAGGTGTTAATTGTTGAGCTTGAACTTGAGCTAATGAATAAGTTTTTTGACTTGGTAGTACTTTGTAAATATATTCTTTAGAATCTGTACCACTGTAGTTTAAAGTTTTAAAACCTTTTACAGAACTAGGATTTTCATTAAATACCACATTAAATGAACTTTCATAATATGCTCCTAAATTTGTGTCATTAGGTCCAACATTATAAAAAGTATTATGTAATGTGTTTATATTATGTTCCCATAATCTACCATCTTTAAAAGTGTAATATTTATTATTTAAGTAAACACCAGCTTCCGGAATATATGTTTTTCTAGATGTCCAACCATTAACATCTTCTTTAAAAGATAAAGTTGTAGAGGTTGTAGGATATTCATTAATAAATTGATCGCATAAAGGATCTTTATTTGTTCTGTCAAATTGACCTGCTCCTAATGTTTGTTGCCAATATGGAGTTAAAGAAGAAAGCGTAATGTTATAATTTCTTCTCTCGGCATCCCAAGTTCCAATAATTCTATTGTTTAAAGTTAGATTATCAGAAAAGAAAGAGTGCATACCGTAATCGGATACTTCTGTAATACCATCGTTTGAAAGTCTTACAACAGTACCTCTGTTAGAATCTGTATAATACATTCTAAATCCAAATTCAGCAAAAGATTCTGGATTAGTTGCAATCCCAAATTCACCCTGGAAAGTTATTGTTTGACCGAGAACGGCCTCGTTAGAAGTAACATTAGCACTACCATCAGCATTGAATAAAGCATCTTTATTGGCTAATATTTTCATTGACTTGTTTTCACATAGAGTAACTAAATTAGTGTCTCTAGAGTGAATTTTTTGAATGCTTCCATATTCTGGGTTAACATCTTTTGTTATAGATTCTGCTTGTATAAATTGGTTTAACCCATTAACACCTGATGTTGAATTAAATATTTGTGAAAATATTAAGCCATTACTTCTGTGTTCTTCATTATAAGGTTCGTCTAATGTAGCAGAGGCTTTAACACCGTTTTCAATAACAGGCTGGTTAAAATCATCTCTTATACGATCTGATTCAACACCGTTACCAAAAGAATAGCAGTTAAAAAAATCTAACGTGTGCTCTTGATCATGCTGAGTAGCTGTGTCATATGAACCGGGTACTTCATAATATATGTCAAGCTCTGCCGCTTCTTTGGGTTCTGTTTCAAATATAGCAGGGTTGGCCGACGTAAATCCTTTATCTTCCGGGTTTAAAGTTAAAAATTCCATACCTACATAGTTGCTATTGTTCACACAAGTGTAGCTGGTTAAATTTCCATCAGTAACTGGATCCCATTGAAGCCCCCCAGTGCCTTGTATTGGTTTTATAGTTAACTTATATCTTCTTAAAGTATTTAAGCTATCTTTATACATTACATTTGAACTAGCGCATGCATAAGTTCTAACAACGGTGTCATCAATACTTGTGATTCTGTATATAGTGCCATTAGGATCACCATTCTCCTGTTGACTAGGCAGACTACCGCCCGCATCTATAAATCTAAATAGGGAACCTACGGAATTTAAAGCATCATGTAAAGCAGGATATTTAACCTCCATAGACCTATTACCACCATACTTACCACCACCAGTCCAACTAATTTCAATTGTACCTTCTGTTGCTCCTAATGTCGTACCGTTACCTTTTCTAGCACAATCTGTTTTTACTCTGTCAATAAAAAGCCTACTGTCATTTCCTTGAGCATCATCACATAACCAATTATGAGAACTGCGATGCCAATCCCTTCGCCTATCTTTAGTAGCGTCTAAATAATAACAAAATCCTAAAGCTTTTCTTATGTATTGATCATCACTAGCTCTTGCAGCCAATATATTTTCAGTAAGTACTACATCTTGATTTACTTTAACAAAAAATCTACCTGTAAATTCTGGCTTATTTTGAATTTCAATTTCAGCTAATTCTAATCTTAATCCATCTACAGCATAAGTCCATCCATAAGGATTAGTTGATGTAAAATTCATATCCGCCTTAAAAACAGAAGATGACGTTAAGGTGTAATGTTCATTACCACCTATATCTATTTTTCCAATAGACCCTATTTTATACCAATTGCTAATATTAAAACCATCAGTGATTCGCATAACTAACCCAGATGTACTAGCAGACTCTACTCCAAACACTTGATTAAAGCCAGGATGTTCAGAATCATTATCTGATACCTCAACAGCAATTTCAACACCTCCCTCTATAGGGAAATATCCATTGGGAAATAATAATTGTGAGTTACCATCAGATCTTGTCATTGAACCTTTTGATAACTTTGTTTCTTTTAAATACTGTGGGGCTTCGTTCTCAATAGCTATAATTTTATATCTAGCTTTTTCTGTTACAGGTTCATCGCTGTCATGCTCTTTTTTGAGTATAATAAAAGTTTCTTCATCTACTTTATTTCTTTCCGCTGAAGGAAAAGATAACCAAACATTCCCATCTTCTGCGTCATAATATCTATCTAAACATAAATTATAATACTCTTGAGATGTTTCTTTTATGTAATATTTAAAATTAGGGAACTGAGTTTGTTGATCATAATAAGGAATAGCACTTGCAATTCTCGCTTTAATTTTATTTGATTTTTGTGCGTCCGGCTTTTCAATAACAGCAGTCGCTTCTTTACTTGTAAATACCGGAGTTGTTCTACCGTATTTATCCATGTATGCAACCCCTACTTGATAAGTTCTAATAGCTTTAACAGATTCAGCCACCGTGTTATTACCAATTGTAACACTTGAAATAGGTTGGCTATCTTGATCTAATATATCCAAAGAATCCGTAGTTACATCAATAATCGTTTGTGTAGGGTTTCCTAAAGAATCAATTAAATTAAAATTCTGCGTGTAATTACCATATATTAATCTATTAGCAGTTATCTCCTGGGCTAAAGCTTTTCTAGGAACATTATCATAAGGTCTTAATAATTGATTTGCATTTACAACAGAAGTTATAATTTCTGTTTTAATATTAAAACTATTTTCTAACCATTCGTTATCTGTAGGAGTAAAAGAATCTACAACGTAAACGTTAGCATTGTTGGTTGCTTTGTATAAGATATCAATTTTAACTACATCTACAGGTATATTAGATGGCCTAAAATCAGAAATAGTTAATTGTCTAATATTATTAACCATTCCTAAATTGTAACCCTCTTGAGGTGAGTAATTAAAATCACCAGGTATAAATGCTGGATTACTAAACGGTGAAAATGCTGAAATTTCATTATTTTCATACTTGTATCTATATCCAAACCTAGCAAACCTCATTTCAAAAAACGGAGTTTCCTGTTCTAAAGTTACATCGTATAATTTATTATTTGTTGTTTGATTTTCTATGCCAACTCCAACTGAATTAACAATTACAACTGCACCTGTTTGAGATTGTCCATTGCCTATAACCGATTGTACAGTACATCTGGATATAGCGTCATTGTCGAGAGGGTCATTTTCGGACCATGAAAAAAGCAACACATCATCAACTTTATAATAAGGCAAAGTGTTACCTAGCCAAGTAAGGGTCTGCGGTCCGCTTTGGCTGTTTAACGGTACAATTTCACCGCCTACGCTTTCAACAAAAGAAAACGAGGTTTGTGTTTCAACATTAGCAACAACAGGTGGGTTTGTACCATCTATTGTTCTATCTGTTGAAAAAGCCTCTATAGTAGGTGGCTGTAATGGGTATTTCTTTATTACAGTTAAATCAGATTCTATAAAATCTCTTCCATATATTTGCGAATGCGTTAAAAAATTCACAGGAGGAACCCAATCTTTTATGATTATTTTTTTAGGCTCGGTTTGATTATCTGTCCATATCAACATACCTTCAAGTACGTTAACACCAGTTATTAAATAATCTTTATTGAATTTTAAAATATTTTGAGTATCTACAATTAACGGAATTGTTACTGTAGTTATAGCGTTATAAGAAGCTACAACGCTGACATTGTCTGATGCTATAAACCAATATATTTCATCTGAATTTTCATCAGCCTTTGCACCAATACACACGGGATTATCTAAGTCACTTATATATGAACCAGACGCCCATGTTGTAAGCTTGCCTGTAGTTTCATTTAAATACTTAAACTTCTTTTCTTTATTACCTTTTATATTTTGAAATGAACCAACTTGTGAATTCTCAGAAGAGGCAATTTCTAAATTTAAAGCATCGCGATATTCACCATTAGGAACTAATCTTTCATCAAGATCTTTGTTCATTTTCCCTCCGGTAAATGTATGTATTAGTTCTGCCATTCAGTTTACGATTTAATCCATTTGGATTGGTTTCTCATTACTTGTGCCATTAAGTCACTTTTAAGTTCTGATAAACGTATTTTTGCATTTCGTCTTGCTGCTACCATTTCTTTTTTGAATCTTTGGATAGCATATTCTTGTGTGTTAGCTCTTACTGATAGTATAGCATGAGCTATATATTTGTATATTGCATCAATAGCAAATTTGTGTACAGTCATATCTTCATCACTGCCTAATCCATCGCTTATATATTTTAAAGTTACGATTTTACCAACTAAGTTTGAGCTGAATCTTATCATACCTTTTTTTTGATCTATATAAAATACACCATTTGCTTGCGTTTGCTCTGGATTTATTCCATATCTTCCGCCATAAGCATAAAGATTTAATAGATCTGGATTATTTTGCCAAGCATTCCATCCATTCTCAGAGTCACCCAAAGGGTATCTACTATTTTCTTGCCATCTTCTTAAGGTTTCAGATGGCTGTGGGTATGCAACCTCACCGTTTTCATCAAATATATATTCATAATTACCGTCTTGCGCATAAGGCAATGGATTACTAGTTAGATCTGTTCTGTATATTATTCTTTCAATACCTTTATTATCTACCCAAGATAATTTAGTATAGTTAACATAATCCTGAGGCATAACCATATATAAGCCAGGAGGACACTCGATTTCCACAGACTTCTCTTGTGGCAAAGTATCAAAACTAAATTCTTGTATAGCTTGTTGAGCATGGAATGCAACATCTGTTCTTTTAACTTTTGTAATTATTTTTTCTTGACCAACATAAACAACCATAAAATTATTTATAATATCTGATATGCTTACAAATTGATAGCCACCATAGTTTTCGTCATTACTGTCCCAAACACCGTCTGGTCCTAAATAATATTCTTCCTGTGTTTTATTTATTAATGCCATCTATTATTGTTTTTCTTGTTGTGTAGTTTGTGCCTCTATGCTATTAGCTACTTGGTATATTTCTATTTGCTTAGTTGATAATCCTGCAAAAGCTAATATTTTAATAACTAATTCAGTTTCTTCAGATTCGTGTAATTCAAAGTTAACAGCAGTGGTAGCGTCATATAAAGCTTCTCCATATACCATTTGATATCCCCACGCTACCTCTGACGGCACTTTTATATAATTACATGTTACACCAGTAGTTAACTCCCCAGCTGAGCCGTATACTTTATAGCCAGCATCGCTAGCCACAAAAACAGGTCTTGCGTTAGTAGGTTTTAAATACTCGGATTGATTAATCATTAAGTATTCATTGTAGTTTGTACGTTCCGCCTCAACAAGAGTCGTTGTATTTACTACAGTATTTGGTGTTGGATATAATGAAAGGGATGATACTATGTTTGCATAAACAATAGTACCTAATCTATATAGATCAGCAGGCGCTGTCCAATAGTTTTGAGCGCTATAAGTCATAGGCCCATTTTTTTCGAATATGTTAATCTTTTCATTAAGGATGTTAAGCATATCGGAAAACTCGGTATCATTACCAGGCACTCTTCCAAACTGATTAATATCATAAAAGTATTGTTCGAATATATCTAATTGAGCTTGATTAGCAAATAGATTAAATTCCTGAGGAGTAACATACCCTCTTTGCTCTTTATTAAGTATTGCTAATACTCTTTGATATACAGTATCTACGCTTACAGCCATAATTTATTTTTTATTATTATAATAATAGGCCACCGTTTAGTAGCCTATTACTATAAGGTGACTATTAAAGTCTTTTTTCAATTGCTTTGTATATTTCCATACCCTCATCTGTTTTAAAGAATGCTGATAGAGCTGAATAAGGATGCTCATCAAATGGTACAGTCATTACTTTTCGACCATTTCCACCGTAAGTGAATGTTCTTTGGTCTTGTGATAAATTTAATATTCCTGCTTCAACAGCTTTAATACCAAAGTTTCTTAACTGAGTATTGTCGTCTGTTGCTAATTCAAGGAATAGTTGGGGATTTTTTCTAGCAAATATTAATACATCTCTTTTTAATTCAGATGATGATAATGTATTTACTTGTTCTCCAACTTCTACACGTAATATAGCCTCGGCATCTTCTAAAGATAATCCTTTAGCCATATTCAATGCTTGTAATTCAAACTCAATCCATTCTACTTCATTAGTAGCAACTTGTTGAGGTTTATATTCTTTATATATTAAACCCAAATCTGGGTGATATAATGATAGTAATTTTTGTAATGCAACATCTTCTTTTTTCACTGATAACTTACCATTTCTAAAAATGATTCTCCCCATTATAACTTGACCTTTTTGTTCGTCAACAAATGGTGATCTTTGGTTAGTTGCGTATCTTAATTCTCTTTGATACCCTTTTTCTTCATCAAACCAAAGTAGTGATTTAACTCTTGAATGTGCTGTTGCTATAGAATACACTAAAGGTTCTTTACCTGTAGCTAATTCATATAATCTATCTTTAATTACCCAAGTATCTTTTTTTACTTCAGGTATTTTTACTTTTTGAGGTGCAACCTCAATAGCTTCTGCTTGTGCTTTTTTAGCCATGATATAATATAATATAAATGTTAATAAGAGTAATAATTACCCCCGTCAATTCAACGAGGGTAACCACTACTTGATAGTCAGCCTAAGCTTTTAATAATACGAAGTTGTTCGCTGCTTGAGTACACATTGTTCTTTCTGATAAGAAATGCACATTCATAACATCCGTGTCGCTTGTATAGTTTCCACCAACTGAACCAGTCACCCAAGATTTTAATCTTCTGTCATCAGCTTCAGAAGCTCTGTATCTGATGTGTAAGAAAGGTCTTGAAATGTTTTGTCCTAATTGTTGGTCGTAAACTGTAGAAGTTCCAGCCGGTACAATAACACCTTTGATATCGTCAATTAATCCACGAGTTGTAGAATCATTTAAATATTTCCAGTCTGTCTTGTAGAAATCGTAAGCTCCTCTTCTGAATCCAGAGAATCCAAGGTTTAGTGCCATATCTTCAGAGTTGTCAAATACACCGTAAGATGTACCTCCAGCTCCGTAAGAATTTTGAGCAGCTAACATGTCATCAATACCTAGAGACGTAGCTCTATCTAAAAACATCATGTTTTCCTCAATAGCTCCCTGCTTATCTAGCTCCTGTAAGATTGTATCAAATGCGTCGATCCCTGTTCCTGCACCTACTGTTGCAAAATCAGTTCCTGACCATACTAATCCTCTTTCTTCTAGTGTAGAGAATAACCCTTGCATACCTGAAAGCGTAGCTCCTGCTGCATTCGCAAATGGAGTAGCCGCTTCTTCTGCTTCAACCATACTCATTTCTAAGTAGTCTTCGAATCTAATTCTTGACTCATGCTCAGATTTTAAGTACCATAAGTATCCGCCAGTTCCTATTTCAGTAGTAACCTCAACCCATCCAATTTGAGCAACGTCTGAACCGTTAACCTCATACTTGTCTCTTAAAATGATTGGTTTGTTACTATAAGATGTAAAAGATGCATCAACTGAATTACCAGCTAATGAAGATCCTTTCCCATATTCAGAACCAAATACGAATAAGCTTAAGTTACCGTTAACATTTGTTGCTCCTTGTAAAGCCACCGTAAGGTTTCTATTTGCGTTATCGTATACTTCAATATTGTAAGTCTGAACACCACCCGCTAAAGCCCCTACAGACTTAACAAATGCTTTGTTAGTTACAGTACCCTTAGCAATAACGATAGTCATACCAGGCCCTAATAATGGAGCTTTTCCATCTGCTCCTGGAGAAGGTAAACCGATAGTTTGAGTACCAACTACTCCTGCAGGTGCGTTAGATACTCCCGTATCGTAAGCTATGTGTAATCTTCCTTGTTCTGACCAAACTACTTGATCTGATGCCATAGGCATCTCTGCTCCTACCATTCTTAAGAATCCAGTGATAGTACGGTTACCGTATCTCTCTACTTCTTTCTCGTAAACTTCAGGTAAAAATTGTTGAGTCCAGGTCATATCTGCTAAAGATAAATAGTTATCTCCAAACAGTCCCTTAACTGGTCTCGGTGTAAGGTGGTTTAAATTTGCCAACGTTGCTGGCGCTACATCAAATGCCATAATAAATTATTTTAAATGTTTAAAAGTTTTAATTCGTAATTTTGAATCGGCACTTCCTGAATCGACTGATCGAACTGTAAATCCGTTGGCAGTTTTAACCTCCTGATGAACGCCTCTCGCTCCCATCTGTACGTTTTTACTTTTTGCCATACTATCTTTCATAGCGTCGGCTTTGCCTTGCTCATAAAAGTGATTTGCAATTGAGTCTGCATTCATAGCTGTGAATAATCCTTTGTGATAACCTTTGGCATCTGACATTTCGTTTTTTTCATTCAAGAACTTCTTGACAAAATTGTTAATATCGCTTTGGTTTTCTTTAACGGAATTAGCGTCTTTAACTTTAAAACGGTATTTTTTGTCTCCGACTTGATAATCAAAACCTTTGAAATCATCACCAAAAACATTACTCGTTTTATTTAAAAACACTTCTGTTTGCTTCTCAGCTACTCGAGTTGCCTCTTCGTTTTCTTTTGTATAGCGATTGAAAAAATCTACCGCTTTTTGTTGCTCAGGCGCTAATTTAGAACCCGATTTTATTTCTTTATAATATTTAGACTTTAAACCGTCTAAATGGTTTTTAGCTTTAGCTAATTCTTCTCTTTGTGATATCTTCTTACGCCTTATTTCTCTTTCGTCATCAACTTCTTCATCATAAGAAAATTTATCTTCCATAAGAAAATCAATATCTTCTTTATCTAAGTGAGGCCTTGTATTCTCATAGTACTCTCTTAGTAATTGATTCTCATTTAAAGAGCTATAGTCTTGGTTAAGCTTTACATAATCCTCTAAACTTCCACCGGTTTCTTGCATAAACTCTACAACTTTCTGTATATTTTCTGGCAAAGGTTCCGCGGTGTCTTGTGATTGCTGAACAGCTTGTTCTATTTCTTCTTTTAACTCTTCTGTTTTTTCTTCAACCTCTTCGTCTGTTATTTCTTCAAGAACGGATTCTTCAGCTTGAACGGGCTTTGGTTGTTGTGGTACTTCTTTTTCCACTTCTTGTACAGGTTCGGCTTGTTTATCTGAAGCCACGTCTGTTGTTTCTTGCTCTGTATTGGCATCTTCTTGTGGTTTATTAAGTTGAGTTAAATCTAATTTAATACCGCCACTTTCTTCATCAATTGAAACCGGAGAATCAATTTTTGGTTGTGGCTCAGCTTTAACTTCCTCAGGAGCTTCTTTAACTTGTTCAGCTACTGGTTCTTTTTTTTCAGGGGCTTTAATCTTAAAGCTACCTTCTGTTTTAATTTCTGACATGATAAAATATTATATAATTGTTACTATTATTATTACCTAGGATCAAAAGCACCTAAGCCAAATCCACCTCCCATTGTGTCATTTCCTCCAGATTCGAAGTTAGTCGGTGGTGTATCGTTTTTTCTTTGAGCAATCATTTCACTTTGCTGCGTACCTTGTATTCTTGTACGTTGATCTTTTCGATCTTCTATTTCTTTTTCTTTGTCTTTAGCATTCTGGACTTCCATGCCTTTAAGCTGCATGTTGTATTGAAATTCCAAAGCCATCAATTCTTTTTTAGCACCAACTTCAACACCTATTCTTTGCTGTTCAATTTGACCCTTTAATTGCTCTAATTGAGATTTAGTTTGAAATAACGCTTGATCTTTTTGTATTTCAGCCTGTGCTGCTACTTGTTGGGCTTGCGCGTTTGCTTGAGCTTGAGCCTGTATATTTGCTTGCTGTTCTTGTTGTAATCTTTCTTGACGTTTCTTTTGCCTAACTTTCAATAATTGATTAGCCAACTTTATATTCTTAACCTCTCTTATATCTATAGCATCAGATAAATCAATTAACCCAGCTGATAACGCTTGTTGTACATTGTTTTCTAAAAGCTGTTGTTCTTCTTCATCAGGTGTTAATTCTAAGAATATACCAAAATCGTGTAAGTGTAAATCTTTTAATTCATCTAAAGTAGCTACATTAAACCCACCTATTTTTTGAATGAATGATTCTTTTGCTGGATGGTATTCAAGTATATCAGATATTCTTAAAGATAAACATTCTGCTGTTTCTCTTGTTAAATATAAACCTGCATCAAGTATATGTCTTGTCGCCGTGTTACTATTAGCTGCTGCTAATTTTTGAACCCCCACTAAAGCTCTTGAATCTGGCGTACTGCCATCTCTTGCTTCATTTAATCCGGTTACATCTCTTATCATTTGTAAATAATAATTGTAAGTAGATATAAGCGTTTGCAGCTTTTGGCCTCCGCTTCCGGTTTGAACTTCTTGTATTGGCACTTTGCCGGGGTTCATATCGCCCTCTTGTGTAAATGACCTACCTATTATAGATCCTGTTTGGAAAAACATATTAAGCGCTTCCTGGGGATTATAATTTGTGCCATTACCCAAATCAACTTCATTTATACCATCAGCATCTAAATAAACACCGTCTGGTATCATTCTTTGTAATACTTGTTGCAATTTTAAATGTGTTAATTGTATCATATCAGCAAAAGCAGTACAACGACTTACTATTGATTCTATTCTACCTTGATACATTCTAGGAGCTGTTATAGCGTAATTCATTTTAACTTTTGAACTATCACTTTTTGGTCGCATCATATTCTTAGCCATCTCCCATTTAAGTAATATATCAGTTCCCAATACCATTACGCCTTCATATAAGACTTCAAGTGACCTAGACATTTTACCAAATTGCTCCTCGTACATTTCAATAGGTGGATTAAATTGGTCGTCCCTTACTATTATTTTTGAAGCACCTGTCGCAGTTTCTTTTACTTTATAAACTTCATTCATGTAAGTTTTATAATTAAAGTAAAGTATCTGAACTATGTTTTGATCTCTATTATTATTGTTTGTATTACTTATGTTATTATTCCAAACTCCATAATTTTGTGATCCCTGTGATTGTATCTGGTCCATCTGCTCTTCAGACAGGTCCGGAAACTGCTTTTTAAGCTCGTTTAAGGGCACGAATTTAACTTCGCCTGCATAATATATATCTTGAAAATAAGGGTCCTCTGTGTAAGAATAAATTAAATAAGCCGGATCAACATATTCTACTGTTACACCTTCAGCTTCTGTAAAATTATTTTTAACAGCACCAATACCAAGAGTGGTTATGTCATAGTAATATCTTTTCTTTGTTAAGTCATATCTATTTTCATCAAACATAACATTCAAGGCTTCTTCTTCTGCTATTTCAATTCCCTGCTTATAGCTTAATTGCATATGCAAATCTAACTCCTCTTCAGAATCTGGTAATTTATCTGGATTGTTTTCAAATAAGTTTATACCAAAATTTTCCTGTGCAAATACGTTTAACTCTTCTGTTTGTAAGTCTCTTATAATAGACTCCATATATCTAGTTCGTTTGCTAACACCGTATGGATCTTGAGAATAAGCCGTAAGATCAAATGATCTATCTGATATACCGTTTACAACAATATCAACAAATTTTGACAATATTGGTACTGGTTTCCAATCTAAATTAAGATAAGATAAATCGCCATTAATAGACATTTCATCTTTGTATTTTTGTATAGGCTGTTCACCTCTTGCATATAGCCTTAAGCTATGGAATGTGTTTTGATTGCTTCTGAATCTAGTTACACCAGAGTTGTTCGAGAACCACTCATTTTGAATTGCTCTTCCAACTTGGAGCCCGTAGTCTCGTGACATCTTCTCAGAGTCACTTGCAACTTGACTTGGGAAAAAACTATTTACTACTCCTGCCATATTACTATTTTATTATTTTTGATGTTGATCCTTCGATTTGATATTTAGCAAATCTTATATTAATTGGTGCTCTTTCCATTCTGATATTTGGTCTATATAAATCTTTGTGACAAGCCATAATAGCAAGTCCTGAGCTAATAGCGGCATCAAATTTTGTTCTGTTATTTATATCGAATTTGGCCCAGTCTTGTAATGTTTCATTAAAATACATTGTTCCATATTCGTTTTGGTCGTTTAAACCTACGTGCTTATCTATATACATTTCAATAGCAGCAGCGTGAGCTTGTTTAATGTCTTCACTTGAATTAGGTATTCCACCTATTTCTCTTTCGGTTACAGATAGCTTGTTCCACAGTTTATCAGGACGATTCATTGAGTAACCTCTATAACCTCTTCTTTTAAAATAATATAAAAGCCTTGGTTTGTTATTTTCACAAAGAAGCGGCATACCATAAAATACACAAGCCATCAATACATCTTCAAAAAACATTTCAGCTGTTTGTGGCCTTGCTACATACTCTAAAAAAAATGTGCTCGGCGGTGCATCTTCCATACTAAACTTAGTCAAACCATGCAAAGCACCCTTAGATCCTCTACCATCAGTTGTCCCTGATATGTCATAACTATCACACCCAAAAGCACCCATATGCTCATTACCGGGCCATTTAATACCATTCTTTGATATCTGCCTATTCTGTATATCGTAATTAGGTATCCAGCTTATTAAAAATCTTCCATTTGGATTTGGCGAAAAAATTACTTTTGAATCTTTAATGCCATTTTCCCATTGAAAACTTCCCTTTGTTAAAACATTGCTATTCCCTAAGTCTTCGTTATAATCTATTTGTTCGTATATTTTTGCTAAATTAAATATACTGTTCTTAGTTTCATCTCTAAACGCGTGCTCTTCTGTTCTTGGAAACTGTCTGTAAAATTCGTTTAAAGCATCTTGATCACCTTTTAAACCTTCAACTTCATTGTTCCAATGCTCTACTACACCTTGATCTATTTCGTCCCCATGAGGCCCGACAGTTTTGTCTTTTGGTGTGTTGAATACAGGTAACCCATAAGAATCAATGAATCCCTCGTAGTTCCATTCCATAGGTATGAACAAACTATATAATCCCGAGCGAGTCTGTCCATTGGCGTTTCTTTTTGTAACATCTGAACTATTATATAATTTTTTAAAATTATCCCCTCCTTTATCTAAAGCATTTGATGTTGATCCCATCATACACTTGCCAATAATTCTTGATCCTAATCGTAGTGTCGTTTTGGTGACCCTCCAGTTGTTGAGGATGTTGTTCGGCCTTTCCCATTTCCCCGATTCATCGTGGACGAGGAGTTTAAGTTTTTCCCCATCGTACGCGTTGTCACCGGTATTCTTCCAGTCGATCGTCGTGTCAAGACCCGTAAGCGTTTCGGTGGCTTTATTCGAATCGAGTCTTCTACGGGTAAATTTTGAGGCGGGTACACGGTATGCGAGTTCTGTCTTCGGCCTGTCCATTCCGTCTTGTATTGGTTTAAAGAAAAATGGGAAGTTGACAGAAATGGGTACAACCTTATCTGTGAACATTTTTTTAGCATCGGAGCCAGATTTGGACAATATCCCAAACCGTGAGTCGCTTGATATGGTTGCCATATTAACTGTCTCCCCAGACGCCATGAATGAAAAGCCCGAACGTCTATTCTTGAGATAACACATGCCATAACAACGTTTGTCTGCTTTACAAGCTTCCCAGAATATATAGAATAATCTATTTGATTCTCGAAAGTCTGGCTGCCCAACATCAATTTTGGACCACTGCAAGTACATAAAGTGAGTACCAGTAATGTAAGTATCCACACCCTTATTATTGAACCAGTGACCGTATTCTCTTTTATTGAAATTTTCATCTATATATTTCCCCCAAGTTTTTTTAAATCCTTCAGGATAATCTCTCCAATCAAAAATACTTTTAATACCTTTTAATTGTTTAGGATATTCTTCAGGTGTCCATTTATCTGTAGCTTTACTAATTTTGCCAGGTGACTTGGGTAATGCTATTTTAAGATTTTGTATCTTATATACTTCACCTATTTGTCCTGTTTTACTTATAACAACTACATCGTGTTCTTTATTATAACCGTATTCCCATTTTTTGCCTTTATTTAATCTAGATAAAGTAGTGCGCTTTATGGGTTCTATAATTTTGTATAAAGTTTGTTTATACATTACTTAGATCTTTTTTCAGCAAAACCTCCAAACGAAGTTGTTTCAACTTCTTTTTTAGGCTTATTATCTAATATTCTTTCTTCTTCCTCAATGCGGTTAAGTATTTCGAAAGCATCAAAAATTGCAAGCTTTTTAGTAGCTGCAGCATTTTTTAATCTATCAGCGGATATATCATCATCTGAATCAACAATATCTTCTTTAGCTACTTTAATAAGTTCCTCAACTGCTCTGTGCCCAGCCTGGATTATACTCTTCTTCGTTTCCTTGATGTTCATATTTGATTGTAATTGAATTGACGGGTACTCGGTATAACCTCTGCCCTTCTATTATAAATTCATATTCTGAATTCGGCCTAAACCCTATCAATTGCTCTTTTTCAAATTCACCATTCGAGTATTTTACAATACCAACTAATGGCCTTTCATCATTTACAGAAAACATTCTTGTTTCTTTTATAGGCATAACAAATACAAAGCCGTCTAAAGCTTTCCATTCGTTATTTCTTTTATAAGCATACACTTGATCTGGTTGAACTAAATATACATTTTCACTTAAATAGTTTTTACTATCTTTCTCTTTACCTCTAACATCTCTGAATCTTCTAAACACATTGTGATGTACAATAACATCGTCACCTTCTTTTAACTCTTTGTACACTGTTACTAGTGGTAAACTTAATACAGTTCCTATTCTATTCACGTATTCGTGATTTTGTAATTCTGTATTTAATAATAGTTCTTGTCCTTCTACTTCTTTTTTTCCAGTTGACCTACTGCCCTTTGGTTCAACTAGGTAATTGAATACACTGTGCATTTACCATGAAAGATCATATTCCACGGATATAGACATGTTTTTGTTAAAATCTTTCCAGGGCATTAACATATCTTTTTTTGTAATGTAGATAGAGTACTTTTCTTCTTCCTCTACAATATGGGCTATAGTATGACCGCCATACACTTCCTGTCCAACAGCATAGTGCATAGCGTCATTCTTATAGTCTTTTCCAACACTGATTTTTCTAATTACTTGCTGGGACATCTTGTTCACTAATTTCCCCCGTAGTTAAATCAATATTTACTGGCCCGTGCTCTTTTTCTAAATCGGCTTGCAGTTTTTGTAATTCACCAACTACTCCTTGTAATTGAGATATCAATCCAGCTTTATGCCCTTCAATACCACCAATCTGCATTTGTATTTGGTTTTGTTTATTTACTGTTTCTTGCAATGATTTTAATTGCTCTTCAGAAATTGACTTTACTTCTTTGTGATCTACGTCTACTGTTTTTAATTTACTCATAATGATTTAATTTAATTGTTTGGTTTTTGTTTATATGGAAATGCTTTATTTAACATTTCTTTTCTATTTGCGCATCCGCAATCGCCAGGTAGTTTATCTACTAGCTTCTTTATTCCGGTTGCTTTGGTTATTTTTTCTATGGTATCCCCTAATCCTTTTGATTTCATTTAGCAATTCCATTTACGTCTTGCTGCTTTACCTCTTTCGCCAGTCCAACCTCTGGATCTTGCGCAGAATGATTTACGTCTTTTAGCCGCTTTGCTATCCGGATCTAGTTTTGATGGAGGAGTTGTTACTGCGGTTTTTAAATTACCACCAGTTTTTTTATTGTAATTAGCAACACCTTTAGCTGTCATTCCGCCTCCAGCATCTTTACCAGTACCTCCGCCTTTTTTTACTTCAGCGTAGTTACCAGATTTTTTATTACGCTTAGGTGCGTATGATTTTGATTTTGCCTTTTTAAGAGGACTTGCGTATCTCTCAGTCGTCATTAAAGCTGGAGAACAAGGTTTCATTTTAAATGCCATTATTTAAAGTAGTTTTTCTTCATTGGTGACTTTGATTTAAAAAAGTTTGGAGAACTTTTTTTGCCGGTTGCTTTAACCCCTCCGGCCTTAATAATTTCTTTTTGGCCTTCGTAAGTTTTAGATGCATCATACAATTCCATATCTCTAGAGGCGCTATCAAATGTTCCAGTTTTTAATGGATCCTTACTCATTTCAACTTGTCTAGTTCGAGCTGTCATGTTTTTATTAAAAGCATCTAACTCGTTAGTATTTTCAGTTTGTTTAGCGGTTAATCTATCAAATTTTCTACCAGAAGTAATTCCAGCGTCGGATAATTTTTTTAACTTTCTATTTGTAGCGTCTAATTTATTTTGAGATTGACGAACATCTTTACCGGATTTTTTAATTGACCTACTCTGTTGCCTAACTCTCCAAGGCGACATTGCATCCATTTTATCTCTTGTTTGGGTTGCGGTAAATTTTTCTTTTTCATCACCTGGTATTACTTCATCTGGTTCGCTTTGCCCAGTGTCTATTTGATCTCTTGGCACATTAGGATTATCCTTAGCCCACTGTTTCATTTCATCCGTAACTGTAATCCCTTCTGCTTCTAAATCTGCAAATGTTTTATTTCTAG